GGTCCTCTGAGGAGTACGTCAGGCCGTTGTACGTACCATCTTGCAGCTCCTCCGAGTTCCGCAGGATCACTGCTTGGAACTCACCTACGTTCTGCATGCTAAGCTCCCAGCGAATCAGCGTGGCTGTGGCCGTGCCGATCACCACCCCGTTCGTATCCCTAAGGAGGGGCGGGGTAGGGGAGAGAGCAGACCGGTATCGTAACCCGGCCACGTAAGTACCGTTCGGAACGTTCCGCACCACTGTGGCTACCCACGTAGTTGTGTTCACGTTCTCTACACCAACCCACTCGCCGGCCATAGGGCCAGTGCCGTACGTGACTAGCATTTCAGCACCTGCTAGTAGAGCAGAGCGCAGAGCCGCTGGTACCACGAACGTGTTGGAGGTAATGGTAACGGCAGAGTACAGGTCAGAGAATGGGCGGCGGAGGCCGCTAAAGGTGTCCCCAGCTTGCGGCTCTACGCTCGCGAGGTACAAAGCACCGTCGATCACGAGTCCGATGAAGATAGTGTCTCGGACGAACCAAGTACAGGCCACAGGCGCCGGAGCAGTCCATTGGTGCCACGCCGCTTGGATCTTCTTATCCTCAGACCACAGATACTCCTGAATGAACAGGGACCGAGAGTCTCCAGAGCCAAGTAGCGCCACGCTGTTACTGGTGGTGCTGGCAGTGGCTTGTCGGATTTCCCCGGGGATGTAGTTCGGGATATGAGCACTCACGTCGTTAGTAGTGTACTGGGAGTCCGTGGTGTTGCTTGGGACTAGTTCCAGAATGCTGGCGAAGTTCTCGGATCGCGGGGCGAAGTACAGCAGGGAACGGCCCGCCACAATAGGCGTGGTGCGCCCGGTGGTGGCGTACGCGCTGGTGATAACCACCTGCGCAGTCGTAGGGCTGATAACAGTGTTCCCGGAAGGTACTGCGGCTTGGCACGACTTGCTGAACAGCAACAGGTCCTTGTTGAACTGTACACAGTGCGTGAAGTTCGTACTAGTCTGGGCACCGGAGTAGATGTAGATCGGGTCAGCAACTAGCAGCTCCGTCACCGTGCTGCGGTACCAGCGCAGGGGTTTACCTGCGGCGCTCATGCACACATCAGGGCCGGACAGGATCACTAACCGACCTTGGAACACACCGAACCCAGTGATAGGTTTGGTGAGGAAGGGCGGGTCCTCGTTTGAGTCGTCGCTACCTGCAAGGCGCCCCTCGTAAGCGGGCGTTTCCACGGTGTACAGGCCATCCAAAGACACCCGGAGGGGCATACCAGTCATCCCAGTAGCAGAGCCGTAAGCACCTGACTCCAGCCACGAGTTCGTGGTTAATTGATCATACCGGTACCACACAGCGGTCTTGGGGTTGCTCCCCACGGACATAAGCATGCCGTTCGCCTGCGGCGGTAGTCGCTTAGGCAGATCAGATACCTGAGCCACACGGGAAGCGTTGCTGACCACCATGTACGAGCTACCAGAGTCGCTGGTAACGGAGAGCGTGCTGGTGGTGCTCTCGACGTACACGTACGAACCGGTGCTGTACACTGCCAGCACGCCGGGGGCGGCTGCTGCAAGAGAGAGAGCCAGTTGTTGGGCGATGTAGTCAGGAGTAGTCAGCGCGGCATCCCCCGGGGCGGAGCCGTTCGGGGCAGTGTACGTCCCTGTGTAAGGCACACCTGCTACCGTGGCGGTGACGTTGTACTGTTTACTGAACTGCCCAGCGGGGACGAAGAAGTACCCTGTCTTGGTTGGGTCCAAGGTACCAGCGGTGCTCACTACCTTAGCAGGCTGCACGCTGGTGTTGCAGATGTACAGGTACCCGCGCAAAGTGGCTACTTGGATAACGCTAGCATCGGCTCCTAGCAAGTACGTGTACGCCGCCGACGAGATGAATGCAAGGTTTGAATTCAACAGGGACAGGGTGCCGTTCTCGGTATTAATAATGACGTGGGCAGAGGAATCCCCTACGTCCACAGACAGTGCGAACACCCTGTTACTCTGAACCGGGGTAGGGTACACCAGCGCTGTGGACAGGAGGCGCATACCCGGGCGCCGACGCATACCGCGCACAGCGTCCGAGAGCATGTTGGTCTGTAAAGAGACCTGACCGTCTAACCGCTCGCGGGGCACCTGTTGAGATACGCCTTGGATGATGCTCTTGAGCGCCCCATCAAGGGCGGAGTTAGAAGCCATGTTGCCTCCTTAGTTGCCCTTCAGGGCGTTTCGCATGCGCTGCCACGGCCGACGCTGGCGCGTGCTGTGCCGCTTGTTCCGCATGTGCAGGGTTTCAAGGGTAGTCTGATTATCCTTCTCGTTCTTCTCCATGTTCAGCGAGGCGTTATCCACGCCTAGATCACCAACGTACACGGCGCGGTTTGCGCGCTGCATCACGACGTTCGCTGCGCACTCGGGCAGGTCTTCGAAATCCATGTCGTACGTGATCTGCATGCTCTTGGCTTCAGTGAAGAACTGGGTGTTGTTATCCAGATCGAACAACATACCACCCCGTGGGATGTACATCTCCCCACAGTACCCGAGTACACTCAGGGCGTTCACAGGGTACTCCATCTCGCCGGTATTCGACGGATACATAGTAGCCTGCGCTGTATTAAACCACCAGCCTCTCTCAAGAAGTTCAGTCTTCTTCATGGCGATGGTACTGCGAATTAGGTCCACCGTAGGGTGGCGCACCGTTGTACTGGTGACACGCGCCTCACCCAGCGAGGACAAGCAGGTGTTGATTGCGTCTAGCAGGGTCATTTACGTGCCTCCAGAAACGATGAAAGGCCCGCCCCGAAGGGCAGGCCAGATTGGTATTACACGCCCGGCAACAGACGCACGGCGAACGCAGTGTCAGGACGACGCTGACCGATGGTGTACATGCCGAAGGAATCCAGCACGTTCGCGAAGTTCAGATCGTCGTTCCAGAACTTCGATTCCACAGCCTTGGCCTCAACGGTCACGAGGGTCATGTCAGGATGGTACACCAGCATCTCGCAGGCGATATCGTTCGCATCCACGTTGAACGCAGGGCCCAGTACGTGATCCGTGATTACCGCAGTTGGGAAGCGTGGGGTTTCGACGATACGAGTACCGTTCAAGAACGCAACACGACGCTGAGCGAAGTTGGCGTTACCATCGGAGTACTGCACGTTCACCAGCTTCTCGTGATGCAGGAGCAGGCCGAACACACGAGGACTCACCAAGGTGATGAACTCGTTCAGGGAACCGCCGAGGTCGCGGGTAATCAGGACCTCAACACCACGGGAGTGCGCATCGACGATAGCATCAGCGGATGCTTCTGGATCGTTGGTTACCAGCTGGGCGGTCTGCTCAAAACCGTCGTAGAAGGCCGGTTTGAGGTGCGCTGGGGCGATCCAAGTACGGGACTTCTGGATCTGGATGATGTGCGCTTGGTCGAACAACTTGGCGTGCTGGGTGCCGTGGTTCTTGCCGATAGCAGGCAGGAAGTCAGGCGCGGTCCAGTCGTCTTGGTAGTCGATTGGGGTACGAGCGTACGTCACGGTGTCAACGGTGATCACCAGCTTGTCGTTGCGTACCGGGGTCGATTCCAACGCTTCTCCGGACTTACGACCCTTGATTACCACGGTACCCAGACGATCAATACGGGCGGTGTTAGAGCGGTCGCTCACCGAGATGAAGGTGCTGTTCGAGCGGAAGAAAGCGTTGTACTGGAACGCGGTGTCCAGAGCGCCGTCGAAGACCTCCAAGTGGATGTCAGCATCCGAGTTAGGACCACCCCAATGAGGTTTGGTCAGGTTCGGAACATACGGGGTATCAGCCATAAAGGTTACTCCTTAAATTAATTAATTACTTGCCCAAGCTACGACCGATACGGCGCAGCTCAAGTAGTTTAGCGTAGTTCTGCGCGTAGTCACGGGACGAGCTGTTCAGCTTGCTCATAGCGAGTTGCAGCTCTTTGGCTGACAAACCCGCTGCGTCGGCTGCGCCGGAACCGGCAACCACACGACCACCTACCGCCGGGATAACCCCGCTGTTCTTAGCGAAGTCGACAACCAGTGCAGCAGCCTCCTTAACAGAGGCGGCGTCACCAGAATCGAACATCATCTGGATAGCCTTTTGCAGACCCGGTTGGGCGTGTTGCTTGTACACAGCCAGAGAAGCATCCCACTTCTGCTTGTCACCCGCAGTGGAGTACACAGCGTCGACCAGCTTCTGCCGCTCGATACCGGTCTGCTCTACTACAGCCTCGGCAATCTGCTTGGCTTCTTCCCAACGATCTTTGAAGCGCTCCTTCAGGAAGGCATCGTCGATCAGGGCGGCATCACCGTACTCCAACGCGTTCTTAGTTGCACGCTGGAGATCCTCGTCAGAGGCACCGGTACTACGCACGAATGAGCTTACAGCTACATCCAGCGCTTTGTTACCGGTGTTGATGTCGGTTGCAGGTTTCAGAGGGTCAGCAGCCGGTTCAGCGGGCGTCTGCACATTCGGGGCGGACGGAACGGCTGGATCAGCTGTTGGTGCAGGGTGCTTGGCTTGTACTGCGGCGAGGATATCAGCGAGCGTAGGCTCTTGACCCTGCTTGTTCAGCTCAGTATCAGGCAGACCAGTCGTAACGAGCGGCGTGCCGAACTCGTTCGTCTGAACGCCCGGGTTGAGTGCATCAGGCATTAAAGTACTCCTTGTTCGCTAATAGCGCCCGCTACACCGGATACGTCCGTAGCAACTGGCGTTGTTGGGGTCTGTGATTGTTCAAGAATAGCTTGGAGCTCTTCTTCAGTCCGAGAGTAGTCGTCGATGTTCAGGCCGAAAGCCTCGAACACTTTGGTGATTACCTTCTCGGGATCAATACGTTTAGTGGACTGCGTGAACACTGGCAGCATCACTGCGAGAGACTGGGCTACTTGAAGCAGCTTCGTCACGTCGGCGGAGCGCCCTAAGGCGGCCACACCGGTGAGCACACTCAGGGTCAAACCCTTAGCGAGCACCTCGGAGATGAAGTCCGGGTTCACCTCGTTGCACAGGATATGCGCAAGAGGGATATGCAAGTTGTCCGCAATGACGGAGTACACACCACCAAGGGTGCGATTCGCCTCATCAGCTTGGCTACGGATTTCCTCAGCAGTCACACGCTCAGCGTCCCGGGTGTTCCCGCCGTACATGAAGGCAGGGGCCAAGCGCTGAATAATGGAGTTGATGTCCGCCAGTAGTTGTTGGATCTTGGCAGCGTCACCGGCCTCGTACGCCTGTACAGACAGAGGATCTGCTGCAACCCACCCACCACTCTCGGTCTCCGCTACAGAGTCCACGTCCACACCAGATCCCGGCTTGGCCATATGCAGCACACGGCAGGCTTCGATCTCGTACAGCGCGAGGGCCTCAGAGAGTTCAGAGAGCTTAGCGAAGTCACCAGCGTAGTCCTCTACCAAACCCCGGCCCATGTTCTCGCCGGTGAGCAAGTTCCACGTAACTGGGATGTACGGGCAGATAGCCTCCGGGTACAGGTCGTTCGTATCCAGCTTGATGTCTTCCACCATCTGGGAGACGTGGAAGGTATCAGTGACTGTTGCCCACATCCGCTGAACGCGAGTGTACAGGCAGAGCTCGTCGTGCGGATCCCGGTCAGCGAACAGTGGCTGATACTGCGGAGGCAGTGCAGCGGGGCTGGTGCGCTCCTTCAGGATAATGTCCATGACCTTACCTGTACCGTCACGCATCACAGCGTACTGTCGCATGTTGTACGTGTGGATGTTCGTCCCATCGCTGTCTCGGTACACGAGAGCGTTCCCTGTGACGACCAGTAGCTTCATGGCTTGCATGAGCTGGTTGTACGAGGACTTCAGGAAGATCCTGCGATACGCAGTGTTCTCCAATGAGGCGAGGCCGGAGGCTAGGGAAGCGGAATCAGTTGAGAGTGCAGACGCCATCTCATCTGGGTTCACCGCACTATCTAGGCGGAAGAATGATTGATTTGACGGGAACAGAAGCTCGGTGATCTTGCTGGCCAGAGTGTTCGTGAGCATTGCGCCCACACTCTGGTAGTCTCGTTCCACAGGCTCTTGCTTACCGTTTCGCTGCTCTGTCCTAGCGAAGACCGTGGGAAGCGACCATAGTGCGTACTTCTCCGTGCGGAGGATAGCGCTGTCGTCCCGGTACTTGTTGAACAGTGTTTCATAGTTCGGGACGTTGTACATTAGCTCACTCCCAAGGTACTGGATAGGCTGGCTGCGCGTCTCCGCTTAAGGTCTGAACCCATTGCATCAGCAGCGTCAGCTGAGCCACCGGCGACGACTGACGCGGTGTTCTCCACAGAGTTGTTCGCGGCTAGAGCCGTGGCGTTATCTGCGATGATCTGTTGTTGACGTGCTAACTCAGCCTGCTGATCCTGACCTTCCTTGGCGATCTTGGCAGCCTGCTCCTGTGGGGAGAGCGCCTTATCTGAGCCGTAGAACAGGTCGCCCGACGGGTCGGGGAGACCAGCAGCCTTACCGTACTTATGGCCAAGGTCAAACTTAGCCGCGATTTTGCGGACCTTCTTCAGTGACTTACTCATGGATCCTCCTGAATTTCGATTTGAACTCGAACTCGCTAATTCTGCGGCCTGTTTGGTACCAAGAACCGCCTCCATCCTTCACAAGTTGGACTAAGTAGCGGTACAGGAGTCGAGTAGCTTTGGGATGGTACTGGCACGTCATGGTGTAGTGCACCACTAGACCTTTGCCGGGGAAGTGGGAATCATAACCCATCTCCCCCACAGCCAGCGCACCGACCAGTCGGCCATCGCAGTAGCACACAAGGCCCTCGGCACCAACCACCTCCTCAACGAGGAGGTCACGGTAGCGGGGCCAAGGGTGGGTGGCTCGGATCATACGATGCTGGGAGTACAGTATGTCCGCAGCCATGTACACATCGGCCTCGGTTAATGCCCGATGCTCAACGGTATACTGGGACAAGGCGCTGCTCCACTCTGCACTGTTGCTTGATACGGGATAGAACACTCCTCTGTCCGGTACGGTGAGTCATCTCACCTACACTGCACAGATCAGAGCGCTCTGGGAATTCTTTCTCCAACCACTCAATCTGTTCTTGAGTGAATCGGATGGTTGGCTTCGTCGACGAAGACATGGCGCGCTTCTCCTCTTGGGTGT